AAAGAATTTAATAAATGGATTAACTTTATTCATAAAAAGAAATGAAAGCAATACTTCAACTATTCCTAGATTTCGGAAATGACTGTGATCTAGATGTAAACAACCATTTACTATTCTATGATGCAGATGATAACATCATTCACATTGAGCATTCAGGAGAGTTGATGATTGAGGATTATTTTGATGGCACTATTCAAGGAACTAAGGATAACGTTCAGGTGCTAGATGGCAGAGAGACAGTAGCTATTTTATTTGATGGAGATTATTCACTGGCTTTAGAAACAATTATCGAAAATGGATAAGAAGAAAGATGATTTGGTCATATTCACGATGTTGTTATGGTCTGCCGTTTTATTAATTATTGCATTTATTTTGATTTAAAATATTATTTTTATAACTTTAAACAATGTCCACATTTATTAACCAAAAAAACATAGCGTATAGCCTGATGGGAGTGGACACCTTGACGGCATACGCTTTTTTTATTATGAGTGATTTAGAATTACACCAAAAGAAATTACCAACCTTGCAGGAACTATATAGCGATCCTGAAGGTCTGGTAAAAACGGATGCTTTACAGGTTATCTTAAATGGTCAACCTCCAGTATCCTGGATAAAGATGCATCCATTTATTAAAGGCTATAAATATTTGCCAATTGATAAAATAGAATATTTGCTAAAGCGCATTTTTAAGAATTACCGAATTGAGGTCCTACGTGAGGGTTCTTCATTTAACGGAGTATATGTCGTGGTGCGCGTTCATTATCTTAATCCAATTAGCGGTCTTTGGGATTTTCACGATGGCATCGGAGCAGCGCAATTACAGACTGCGTCTGGTAAGTCTGCGGCTGATCTAGCCAACATTAATAACGGCGCTTTGTCAATGGCTTACCCATTAGCTAAAACAGTAGCAATAAAGGATGCTTGTGATCATTTTGGTACTACGTTTGGAAGCGATTTAAACCGCAAAGATACCTTAACATTTACTTCGGATGATAAATTGCACATGGTAGCGAAAAACAAAGAGGAGGACCGGATGCAAAAGCTAATCGAAAAGGCACAAGACCGGGAAACTCTGGAAACTCTTAAAACTCATTTAACCGAAAACTTACAAAATCAATTTGACACCAAATGGAAATCTTTAAAATAAGAGCATCATCAGCCGGTAAAATATCTGGCGTAAAAGGATTAGGCGAAACAGGCAAAAGCTATTGTAAGCAATGGCTAAAAGAAACGCTATACAAAAGGCGTACTGAAATCAAATCTAAATACATAGATAAAGGTAACAGGTTAGAAGAGGAGGGATTTACTCTGATGGCTTTGCAGTTAGACTTAGGAATGGTTTACAAGAATGATAAATTCTATCAGGATGACTATTTCTGTGGGACTCCAGATTTAATACATAACGGAGTAGTTTATGATAATAAATGCTCCTGGTCATTAGATACGTTTCCTATGTTTGAATCAGAAATACCAAATTCTGACTACTTTAATCAGTTGCAAGTATATATGCACTTGACTGGATGCACCAAAGCCTCTCTGTGTTACACTTTAATAGACGCAGACTATGATCTAGTCAGTCAAGCAGTAAAATGGCTTACAGAGCCTAAAAAGATATACAGTACGATTGGTAATATGATTTATACAAAAGAAGCGTATAAGGTATATTATGAGGAGTTTTGTGATGGATTTGAAGGCAATTTTATTGAGATACCAGAATCAGATAGGATTAAAACCTTTGAGTTTGACTATGATCCGCAAGTGATTGAAAAGCTACAAACTAGAGTAGTTGAATGTAGAGATTATATTAATACATTAATTAAGTAAAGTTATGATGACACCAAAAGAAAAAGCAAAATATTTGATTAGTATAAATTCGTTGGCTATACTTAGTGAAATAGGTAATAAGCTAACTAAAATTGAAGTTAAAGAGATAGCCAAACAGTCCGCATTAATAGCAGTAGATGAGATATTAAATTTAGATACAATTAATGAAGTTTTCTGGTTGCAAACTAAACAAGAGTTAGAGAAATCATGAAAAAGTATCTTAAAATACCAGACAAAAAGAGAATAGCTTTGGCTCTGGAGTTAATAGCAGGTAAAGGAGTTAGTCCGGCTGATGCAAGTAAATATCTTAACCTATCTATGCCTAGCGTTTGCGGATGGATGACTAAATACTGGTTTTATCAAAAGCCTATTGATCCAGTAGTTATAATTCTAAAAAGCGATGTTTAATCATTTATTTCACAAGATAATTTTAAATCATATTAGAGGTAGGTCACTTGCTAAATATAAAATACAAGATATTTGCAATGCTTTAAAAAATTATTATGGCTAAAAAACATATTAAAACGGATGGGCATGGCTCGGCTCAGGAATTGGGCAAAGTTCAAGAATACAAAGTCAAACCAAAAAAGTATAAATCAGACATTATCGAAAACTATTTAAAAGCTAGAGATCAATTATTTTGGTTAGAAGGTACACCAGAAGAAAGATTAGAAATTGAGCAGCGATGGGCAAAGTAAATAAATGAAAACAAATGAAAAATAAGCTAACAGAAAAACAAGCTAAAGATTTATTGTATAATATGTGGGAAAATATGGAAGTACCAACAAACTTTACAGAAGATCATAGCTATTATAGCGAAGCAGTTGAGCAAATAATGGAATTAGGATATTTAATACCAAATTATTTTTTTGATGAATTCTATTAAAAAGCACGATCCTATGGAAATGTACCATAGCCGTAAAACTGCAAAAGTAGTAAAACCAACTACAATACGTACTGAATGGCAAGAGCAACTGGCGTTCTGTAAGTGGTTAAAAATGCAATACCCAGAAGTGCGCTTTAGATCAGACATTCAATCAGCCGGGAAACTGACACCTGCGATGCAAAATATTAAATTAATTATAGATCCGTTTAGAGGTTTTCCAGATATTACTATTTATTTAAAGCGTGGTCGATTTTGCGGACTTATGATTGAAATGAAGCGAATAAACTCTGGTCTTTATCTTAAAGATGGTAGCTTGTCTAATTCAAAGCACGTACAAGAGCAGGGCAAAATGCATGAATTTTTACGTGATAATGGATGGAAAGTTGAATTTGCAGAGGGCATGGATGGGGCAATAGATTTATTTGAAAATTATTTGTTATATTAGCATTAGAATTTAATCCCATTGTATTTGATTAGGGACTTATACACATGGAAATTTTTAATTATATATCTGAGTGGCATCCCTAATGCTTCCAGATTTTCTTAAATTATGGACATTTCTTGTCAAAAATGCGGACTTGTTGGCGACTATAATCAGCAACAATCCGGTCCTCACAAAAGCGCCTACTGTAATGGATGCGGAAGCTACATTAAACATTTACCACAGGGCAAACCAATTACTTTATATTTCGGCAAATACAAAGACAGAGAACTTTCAACTCTTCAATCAGACGAAGAATTAAAGTATCTTATCTGGTTGTCTCAGGCGCCAGGTTTAAGTCCAAAGTTAAAAACTGCGATTGATGCTCATATAAAGAAATTATGACAGATCCAAACATTTCATATTTCAACAATATAGCACATACCAAAAAAGGTATGAGTTTGACATTTTCGGACTTTTTAGAAAAGATCAAAGATGGTTTTTGGCAAGATCAGGTTTTAAAATATAGGAATGAAAAGACACAAGAGAGCAAAAAATCATTGCCTTATGTCACTATTTCTGGACTATTTAAGGAACGTAATTCAAGCCTATTAACTCAGCATTCTGGGTTTATTGCTATTGACATTGATGGATTAAAAGACATAAATTTTGTGCGTGAGCAGATATGTTGCGATAATAATTTCTATGCAACCTTTGTATCATGCGGTGGTTCTGGTCTTTGTGCCATAGCTAAAATTAATCCTAAACTACATTTAGAGAGTTTTAACTACCTAAGCAAATATCTATACACAAAATACAACATTATAGAAGTAGACGAAAAATGCAAAGATGTAAGCCGGGCAAGGTTCGTTTCTTATGATCCTGATTTATACATTAATAAGGATGCAATAGAAGTGCAAGTAAAAGCCTATGCAAAAGATAAAAAAGAGGCTACTAGTTACGTATTTGTTGAGTCAGAATTTACTAATGTTATTCAAAATATTATAGATCAAAAAGTAGATGTAACCTCTGATTATGGGGACTGGATAAATATTGGATTTGCTTTAGCCGGTAAGTTTGGCGAAAATGGCAGGTCTTATTTTCATGCTTTAAGTTCATTAAATGCTGATTATAATCAGAATAAAACAGACCAGAAGTATAGTCATTTAATCCGTACTAAAAAGGATCCCACAGTACCTATTGATTTTATTTACAATCTGGCTAAAAAGGAAAATATTAAAGTTGATGCAATAGATGAAAAAAACATAATTAATCAGCTAAAGCTATTTATTCAAAAAAATTACAATATGAAGCGGAATGATATAAGCCGAAATATTGAAATTGATGGTAAACCTATAACAGATATTGATTTAAATTCAATCTTTATTAACTGCAAAACCTTTATAGATAAGGCAAATAAGGAACTTGTTAAAAGCGTAATATTCTCAGATTTTACTAAAACCTATAATCCTTTTCATGTTTTCTTGCTTACAAATATTAAAATTAAAGGCACAGGAAATATTGATAAACTGATTAGTACAATTACAACAGATACTGAAAATCATGATCTGTTTATAAAGAAATGGCTCACATCATTAATGGCGTCAATCAATGGTAAACATTCACCTTTGGTCCTGGTATTAGTTGGAGGTCAGAATACAGGTAAAACCGAATGGTTTAGGCGTTTACTGCCCGATGAGTTAAAGTCTTATTATGCTGAAGATAAGCTAGATCAAGGCAAAGATTCGGACATCCTAATGACAAAGAAGCTGATCATTATGAATGATGAAATGGGCGGTAAATCTAAAGCCGAAGCCAAAATGCTTAATCGGTTAACATCTAGCCAGACATTTTCAATCCGTGAGCCTTATGGCGTTGTTTCCGTTGATTTAAACCGATTAGCTATGCTTTGCGGTACAACTAACATCGAAGGACTTTTAAGCGATCCTACAGGTAATAGGCGAATACTGCCAGTCAAGGTGCTCAGTATAGATCATCAACTTTACAATTCAATAGATAAAAAGGCTTTGTTTATGGAAATGTATCATCTCTATAACTCGGGTTACAATCATAATTTATCAGGGGATGACATCCAGATACTTAATGCTAGTACCGATGAATTTAAAGCAGTATCTCAAGAAGAGGACATGATTTTAAAGTATTTTGAAATACCTACCAATGTAAATGAATCTGAGTTTTTCTCATCTACTGAAATTTTAAGCTACATTAAAGTTAGATCACAGATTACGCTATCGCCAGTCATGATAGGTCTACGTATGAAGTCTATTGGCTTTAATAGGCGAATGAAGAAGGTAAACAACATCCCTGTCTATGTTTGGGAGGTAAGTACAATAAACACTAACCAGGTGCATACTAATGGCTATAATCACGATGTTTTTTAGGTAGTAAGGTAGTAAGGTATAGGATTTTATTAAGCAACCTTACTATCTGCGTTTAAATATACTTAAAGCCATAAAAGTAGTAAGGTAGTAAGGTAGTAACTATATTTTATATAATATATGAAGTGATAATATGTGTACATATATATTTACAGAGGGTTTACAAAATTACATTTTCTAGTTACTACCTTACTACCTATTGCGTTTAAATAGCTTTAAATGCACTTTTTACAAAATCAACCCTACTACCTTTTGCTAAAAGTAGTAAGGTTAGGACCAAAAAATGGATAAAAAAAGGCTAAAATCCTTACATTATGTTAAATAGAAACCAAAAAATAATGAATAATTAGTAATTAAAATGACAGTTGCAGAGAAAAGTATGGCAATGAGTTACATACTCAGCCAACTATTAATAGAGAATTTAGAAATTGTTTGCCTGGAGGTAAAGGGCAAACCAGAGTTTGGAAAACTAAACGATAAGCTAATGAAGTTAAAAGGAGCGTCACGTAATGCATTCAGGATATTAGAAAAGAACACAGAGCAACCAGATCAGTTAAAAAATGGAATAGAGGAATTGTTAGGAACATTATGGGATTAAAGAGTATTCTATTAATTTAATACCTTTGCTTTTGAATAATCAAATTATTTCAAAATGGAAACAAGAGGCGGATCAAGAGAAAATGCAGGTAGAAAACCTAAATCTGAAGAGTTAGCATTAATTGCAAGATTATCTCCAATGGATGATTTAGCGTTAAAATTATTAAATGATAAGTTAGAGGATGGAGATATGTCAGCACTTAAAATGTTTATGGAATATCGTTGGAGCAAACCAAAGCAAGAGGTTTCGGTTGATGGGGATTTAAACTTTAGAATACCTGGTCCTATCATTTACAATACTGCGCCTCCTTTGTCACATAGTGAAAATGAAATAGATGTTTAATTGCAGTCCAGTATTTTATGAGAATTATGAGGCTAAAGAAAAAGTCCTAATAAATCAGGGAGGTACTGCGTCAAGTAAAACCTATTCAATCATGCAACTGCTATTTTATAATGCAGTTAATGAGGCTAGGTCAGTTATAACAGTAGCCGGTGAGTCTTTACCTAACTTGCGTAAAGGTGCATACAGAGATGCTGAGAATATCTTTGCAGATAACAAATACCTACAATCACAGTTAAAGTTTTGGAATAAGACTGAACGGATAATCTATTTTAAGAACGGCTCACTTATTGAGTTTGTTTCATTTGAGAATGAGCAGTCAGCAAAGAATGGTAAGCGTGACTACCTTTTTGTGAATGAGGCTAATGGTATAAGCTACCAGATTTACTGGCAGTTAGCAATCAGGACAAAGAATAAAATATACATTGACTACAATCCTACTAATGAGTTCTGGGCACATACTAAGCTGATTGGTCAGCCAGATACAAAATTAATCATCTCAGACCATCGGCATAATCCATTCCTATCAGAGGAAGATCATCAAAGAATAGAAGCTATAAAAGAATTAGATCAGGAATTATGGAATGTATATGCTAGAGGTTTAACAGGCAAGATTGAAGGCGTTATCTTTAGGAACTGGGCAATATGTGAGGCAATACCAGATGATGCTGAGTTAATAAGTTATGGCATTGACTTTGGATTTACCAATGATCCGACAGGGATTATAGAGGTTTATAAGTCTGAAGGCGAGTTGTGGGTAAATGAGATGTGCTATGAAACTAGGCTAACTAATATGGATATTTGCCAAAAGCTAAGAGATTTTAAGGTAAGTCCAGAGCAAGAAATAATAGCAGATAGTGCAGAGCCAAAGTCTATACAAGAGATTTATGCTGAAGGTTTTAACATTCATGGAGCAATTAAAGGACCAGACTCGATTAAGCAAGGCATAGACATTCTTAAAAGATATAAGATAAATGTTACGGCAAATAGCCATAATCTAAAAAAGGAACTTTATTCATATATTTGGAAAAAAGATAAAACAGGCAAAATGTTAAAT